CAAAGAGATTGAGCGGCTGCGAAAGGTACTAAAGAAACTGGAATACTTCAGCGATGGCACCATCAGGCGATACCCTACTGAATCTGAAGTGGAAGCCGCACGACAGGAGCAACCACGATGACCACCCTACGCGAAGCCGCCCAGCAGGCGTTGGAGGCGTTGGAGTATTACAGAAGCGGCGAGGACTACCAACCAACCCCAGCAAGTGAAGCCATCACCGCCCTCCGCACTGCCCTCACCGTCCCGAAGCAGGAGCCTGTGGCGTGGATGGTTTACACGCGCGATGGCAAGTCAGTCTGCGTGACCGACAACCCTGCCGATTTCACCGATCAACATAGAGCATTACCACTTTACACCGCCGCGCAGGAGCAACCGGAATGACCCGCGACGACATTATCCGCATGGCGCTAGAACATTTTGGCGCAGTCCTCAAGCCGTCTGACTTGGAAGTGAAGTTAGCCGCGCTTGCTGTAGCCCAAGAAAGAGAGGCGTGTGCAAAGGTGTGTGATGAATTACGCGACGAAGATGGATTTGAGCCGTATGGCACTGAATGCGCCGCCGCGATTCGGGTGAGGGGAGAGACATGAACAACAATGCATCAATGATCATTACTGCCGTTTGTGTGGCGGCAGGATTTTTTGGATTTGCGGCCAACCAAATTGGCCTTTCAATGGGCAAAAGTTGGGAAAGAGGGAGAATTTACGACCAATGCCTTGCAGTTCATTCTTCAATGATCCATAGAGATGCGGTCGTGAAATGTAAGGAGATTGTTAAATGAACCGCGACGACATTATCCGCATGGCGAAAGAAGCGGGGCACCCGTTTTTAACCGCATCAGTAGTTGAGCAAGGTGCTGGGCCAGTACCGGAATGGCTTGAACGCTTCGCCGCCCTCGTTGCCGCAGCAGAGCGAGAGGCATGTGCGAAGGTGTGTGAAAGAATGCTCGGAATATTTCACCCGACGGAAGTCATCACAGCCCGTTGCGCCAAAGCAATCCGGGCGAGGGGGGAGGTATGAGTTTAAGAAGCGATGAGTGCCCAAACTGCAAGGTATCTCTCAATGGAGCTTTGATATGGGATCACTTCTACGAAGTAACCGGAGACGAGAAAGAGGCAGACAGAATCTCTTCGATGTACGGGGCAACCAGAACTAATGGCCGTTGTTTCAGGAGAGAGATTGGAATCTACGATATGGATAAAGACATCACTGTCAGCTTCAGATGCCCAGACTGCCTACATGAATGGAAGCGATAGCCAATGAGATACCTATCTGTTTGCTCTGGCATAGAGGCAGCCACTGCCGCATGGCATCCGCTTGGGTGGACGCCTGTTGCGTTCAGTGAGATAGATGCATTCCCTAGTGCTGTCCTAGCACATCATTACCCTGATGTTCCTAACCTTGGGGACATGACCAAATACCAGGAGTGGCCTGATGAATCAGTTGACCTTCTTGTCGGAGGCACACCGTGCCAGTCATTCTCAGTCGCCGGACTGCGAGGCGGTCTCTCCGACCCTCGAGGCGGTCTCATGCTTACCTACCTTGAAATCGCTCGACGTTACCGGCCTCGATGGATTGTCTGGGAGAATGTCCCCGGTGTCCTGTCAAGCAACGGAGGAAGGGATTTTGGTTCCTTCCTCGGGGCGTTGGGGGAGCTGGGGTATGGGTTCGCATACAGAGTGCTGGACGCTCAATGGTTCGGAGTGGCCCAGCGACGCCGCCGTGTGTTCGTTGTCGGATATCTTGGAGACTGGCGCCGTGCCGCAGCGGTTCTTTTTAAGTCAGAGAGCGTGTGCCGGGATACTCCGCCGAGCAGAGAGACGCGGGAAGAAACTTCCAGAGATACTGCGTCAAGCATTGATGAACTGCAGCCATACAGAGTAGCAAACTGCCTGACTCAGCGGATGTACAAGGGGATCAACACCACCCTTGATGAGGGCCAAACCCCTGTCATCGCATTCCATAACAGGCAAGATCCTGACGTCAGCGGCACCATCACCCACCCCATAGGGGCGAAGGACAACGGCCTTGCAGTGGCTTATCCGGTGCATTACCGCAAGTCTCGTCGCGCACAAAGCAACACGGACTACGAGACATGGGTTGAGGATGAGTCTGCCAACACCCTAAACTGCTTCGACATAGGCGATGTCAGGGCTACAGATATCGTGGCTCACCCAGATCATTACGTGGGCAGTATCGATTACGAAATGAACGCTAGCTCAATGGACGAACCGACTGGCCCTCTGCTTAAAGGATCACCCACTGGAGGAGGCAGACCGCTACCTGCAGTGGCCTCATCCATGAGGGTAAGACGGCTCACCCCTGTGGAATGCGAAAGACTGCAGGGATTCCCTGATAACTTCACAAGCATACCGTGGCGAGGCAAGGCGGAGACCCCTGACGGCCACAGATACAGAGCATTAGGTAACAGCATGGCAGTGCCATGCATGGCATGGATTGGAAATCGTATTAACCAAGAGGACAAGCAATGAGTGCTGAGATGAATGACAACGACATCCTTAAGATTGACCGCAGCAAGGAGTTGCAGAACAAGATCAAGGCTACACAGCGTGAGGTCTCTTCCATGTGGGACGAGATTGCCCGGGTTGAAGGCGGTATCCCATTGCCATACAAGATTGACATCAATGAGGTTCCATCCTTCCTTCTTAAAGGCAAGGACAGTGGTCACACTGTTCAGGCTCAGGAGCCGCAGATCACCGCTGATGGCCTGCTGAGAACGGCAGCTGACACCATTGCTGCTCGGGGGACAAAGCGAGACAACGGCAGCGAGCGCTCCATGGAGCGGATCGTGAAGGTGTTCTCCGCCCTGACAGACCACAAGCTCACAGAGGAGGAGGGGTGGTTGTTCATGATTGTGCTTAAGCTTTGCCGCGAACGCACAGGCTCTGATATGGATAACTGGGTGGACGGGGCAGCCTACGTTGCCCTAGCCGCTGAAGCAGTTGCCCGAAACAAGGCGCCGACATAACCGAGTTATGTTACAATACCCCCTGACATCATCATCTCTTTGCGTCTTCACTCCGTGATGATGTCCTCCTCGCCCGCCGGGTTAAAATCCGGTGGGCTTTTTTTATGGTGAAACATGAGCAAGAGCAATGAATCATCCGGCACTCCGGAACTGAAGATTAGTCTTTCGATGCCCAAGATTCTGATCCAGGAAGACAGCGAACAAGAAGCCTACGCTGCAGACAGACTGATGCGAGCCTTAGGCGGGGCATGCGCGTACATGGTACAGAAGAACTACGCTGCCCAAGAATGCATGGATATGGTGAACTTCATCTACCAGAGAGATGGCGTTCTTCACATCGCATTTAACCATGACCAGCCAATAGACCTTGACCATTTCCGGATGGCCATGGTGACAGTGCTAAGTGCCGTGGAGGGGGAGGCTGGTGCTCAACGAGTCAGCATCGCTGCTCCAATGGATTTCAAGGAGCTGATCAAAGACCATGAGCAGATTAATCCAGAAGGCTAGAGCGCTTCCTGACTGCCATGCCTGCCGCTATTCTCGCGGTATCCAGTACAAGATGGCTAACGGGACAGTGCTCCCATGGCGGCTGTACTGCACCCTCCTTGAGGGCGAGACCTACTACCCATGCCCTGAGTTCACCTACGAACCAGGAACTGACGTTGCGGAGTTACCACCAACGTGGCAACCTTGCTAATATGTATTGACATATTTGGAGGTTGTCATGGCGTACACCAAACCGAGCCTTCGAGAGAGGCTGAAGAAGCAGATCATGGGCCAAAGCGTTGCCGGGACGAAGGCAGGGCAGTGGTCGGCTAGGAAGGCTCAGCTCCTAGGCAAGCGTTACAAGGATGCCGGTGGCGGCTATTCAGGCAGCAAGACGGCCTCGCAACGGAGCCTAAGCAAGTGGACTAAGCAGGAATGGACTACCAAGTCTGGTAAGCCGTCATCCAAAACTGGCGAGCGTTACCTTCCGAAGAAGGCCGTCGAGTCCCTTAGCCCCAGTGAGTACGCCTCGACGACCGAAGCCAAGCGCAAGGGCAAGGCAAAGGGCAAGCAGTTTGTCAAGCAACCTAAAAGCATTGCAAAGAAGGTTAAGAAGTTTCGAGAATAACCATGCCAAAGCAAGTTCATGAAGACAAGATGCTGATCTTCCGGTGCAACCGGGAGACCATTAACCGAATCAAGATCATCGCGGCAGTCGAGGGCAGGAACGTTTCCTCCCAGATTCGCCACATGATCGAGGAGTACAAGTTAAAACCAAGGCATTACAAGGCAGGAATGGCTGTGCTTGAGGGGAATCCCCATGCCAAACCGAGCCAGATCATCGACGCGGCCCTCAGCGATCAGTATCGTGATGAGGCTGAGGCCCCTCACTTGCAGCCTGTAGTGCCTTCTCAGCCTGTTCAATGGTGGAACGCACCGACTCAGGAGCACGACGAGAACCTGGCTTGAGGGTTGGGTTGAAGTAAACCTTCAGGGCGTCAAGCCCGATTATCAGATCTTTGATAGGGCTTTCTATCTCTCGGATGATCGTTGTCCACACTGCCCTGTAAGCCCTAGCGCTGCAAGCTCTCTGCAGGTAGCGATCAACAGACAGGATAGCGAGCGCTCTTGGCGCTCGGTTTCCAACAGACATCTGCACCCTCTCCATCTGCATGGATGAAGGGAAGACCCCGGCCCTATGGGCAAGGGCATGAAAGGCTAGTGCTGCATCGTACTGGTCAGCATCGATGCGCTTGTGGATAAACAGTCTATCCACTAGCGACTGGTCTATCACTCTTGCTCGGAGGAACAAGCCATCCTCGGCCTCCATACGAACCACATGCTTTCGATGCAGTTCGTTGGAGCCGAGTTCATTGGCTATCAACTCCCTAGTTGATATCCCAGTCATAGTTGTCTGTCGGTTGCCTTTGGGCATACTGCCTATCAGACCATCTTGTGCTTGCCGGGTCAAACTGAAGATAGGCCATTCCCATCTTACCGAGCCATTGCCAGCGAGCCTTCCATACATGAGCTTCTGGGCCATCGTCGCTTCGCACAACGGTCAGTCCAAGGTCAGCCTTGGCAAACCAAGCCATTGACTTCGCCACATCAAGGCCGGTAACGACCTTCTGGCTGCGATCCATAGGCTTGGCAGGGTGAGCCACAAAGAACACATGCACCCCTGACTGCTTGGCAAACTGCTGCACCTTGGTCAGCATGCCATTGATGGCGTCAGTCTCAAGGCGATCCTTGGTATCCACCTCGATGAAGTTGTACGGGTCAATGACCAGAATGCGAACCCCAATCCGCATCACCGCAGCCCGAGCGAAGTCAAGGATGCCGTCAATGTCGGCAGGGGCTCCTGCCATGTAGTCCAGCCACACGAAGTTGTTAAGCATCCAGCCAAGGGCTGAGTCCCTTTCGGTGATGGTCATGCGCTCCTTGCCCATGCCATCGAAGAACGGCTTGCCGACAATCTTGGACGCCAACTGGGCCATATGCAGATGGGGCGGCTTCTCAAAGCTGCAAAATGCCGTCTTCCATCCATGCTGCTGGGCAGCGTTCAGGCAGATCTGATCAATCAGGTCAGACTTGCCGCTGCCAGGGAAGCCGGTCACAACCG